CGTCCTAGAAATTGAAAGTATGTTTGTTCAGTCAAGGTGGAGGAACGACAGTCCTTTAAGAGAGTAGGGTCATATATAATTCGACCTTTGATTCCCAGGAAACCGCAAAAAAAACTCGGCATATTTTTTGATCTGTAGGGTTTTTTTAATATCCTCCCGAAGATCCTGAACTACTGCTAGAAGAACTGCTAGAAGAACTTGAACTGCTGCTACTGCTCGTGGTAGTTGTAACTGTTGCTGAAGTACCTGCTGTACTAGCAGCAACGGTAGTAGCAGCAGTAGTGGTAGAAGCAGTTGTAGTAGTGGTAGATGTCGTTGCTCCTGCCACTCCAACTTGTACAACTGTGCTGCCAGGTCCATTATCGTAAGACTTTACTGTACCTACATCAACATTTCTATCTACACTTCCAGCAACATATCCAGTAATATCTAAGAACCTCGCTGCTACGCTCATCGGGGTTTTTTTATTGTTATAATCGTCTAATTCTCTATGAGGTTCATATGCTACTAAATTTTCAAATTCGTTTGTTATAAGATCAACCATAGTAGGTCCAGGTATTCTTATTAACCTTTTTTGCTCATTTAGGTGATATTCGTATTCGTAGTTACTTACAGGATAAATGGAATCTACTTCTGACTTTGTTGTACCATCTGGTAAGACTGCTCTAAATGTCTTATTAACTTCAACACCCTTTTTTAAGAAAACTATATTATTATAGAGAATTTCTTGAGTTTCGTGATGATGGAGATCATCAGGATTATCATATTTGTTACGACAGAATTCTTGAAGTAAAGGTATGGTCATAGGCCATTCACCATATACATCGGTTACGCTATTTGCTAACAAAAGAACCCAATCTAAGAATGGATTATCAAGAAACCTTCCTGCTAGTGATGATGGAGTTTCACCATCTTCAATAATATAGGTTTCAAAACTATTAACAAATGATTCAAGATCTGGTCTTACTTTAACTCTTCTGAAGATATTTTTAACTAAACGATATTTGAAGGATTCTGTATCTGAAACACCTTCTCCTACATATACATTTGGTAAGTAATCGAAAAATTTCATTAGTAACCATTCTCCATATCTGTTTTAGAAATAAGTCTTGTTTCGACGAATTGAAGACCTAGTTGTATTGCTGGAACTTGTATCATACTTCCATCAAATCGTTTAAATGATGTATATTGATTGTCAGGTGTATAATTGACTGATATGCCAGTACAGAATGATGGATGCATTTTAAAGTGCATCGTTGCAGTACCACCAGTAGAACCAGTTGCAGGGTTGTACCATGTAGTACTACCTTCTGCTGCTCTTATAAATCTCATTTCAAAATGATCTGGAATTTGGAAGAATCTTTTGTTATATCCCCAAGAACCTGAATCACTAAAGAATCCTTTAACCTCACCTTTTCCGTTTATTGCATCTTTTAACTTTTGAATCTCGTCAGATTTAGTTGCGTTGCCTCCTTTATTGTCATTAGCAGTTTTATCCCAACCGTTATCAAGACCCGATAGTATATCAAAATCACCACCTGTATCTGCAGCACTACCAACTATAGGAGCCATACCACTTTTAAGAAATCTTATAATAGAGGCAACTTCGCTTGCTTCTCTTGCATTACGAGAAACCATTTTGACGTTAAATGTATGAGTCCTAAATCCCATTGTTTGGAATATTTGCTCACTAAATGGGTTAAATACTCTTCCTTTACTTAATGCTTGTATAGTGTTGGCATCCATTTGACCTTTTAGTCCCAACATATTACCAAAAGCATTTAATATGCCAGCAACACCAGCATTAGTAAATTCTGGTAATGCAGCATTAGCAGCACCTTGGATGGTTTTAGTCAAATCATCCATATTATTATTTTGTATTCCTTCTAATGCAGCAATACCAGTAAGACCAACATCAACTTTACTATAACCTGCTTGATATGCTGTAGATAGTTGAGGAGGCATAGCAATATATGCTACATCAGGTTTATATTCTTTGCTAATCTTGCTTTGGTCAGGTACGTTCATTCCATAATATTGATTTTCACCAGAACCATATTTTATTCTACATCTTTTAAAGCATATGTAATCTACCGCTTCAGTTGGTGATTCGGTTACATTACTACCATCAGCATCTGAAACGGGCACCTTATATGGATATCTGTAAATAGTCAACTTTCTACCTAAATAATACGTGACCTCTATGTATTTATGCGTTATCAAGGTAAGTATCGTGTAAGATTTCCTCGGAAATACAAAGGCAACCCTCATAATGTGGTATACCGTTCATCATGGGAATATAAATTCATGAAATGGTGTGAAAGTACCCCTTCAGTCCTTGAATGGGGTAGTGAAGAGATTGTCATTCCTTACATTAGTCCTGTTGATGGTAAAAGTCATCGTTATTTCCCTGATTTTTATGTGAAAATCGGTAAAAAGAAATACATAGTTGAAGTTAAACCATTTAAACAAACACAGGAACCAAAGACCCAAAAAAGACATACCAAGAGATATATTAATGAAGTTATGACTTGGGGTGTTAATACGGCAAAATGGAAAGCAGCAACAAAATTTTGTAATACCCATAGTTGGGAATTTATGTTAATTACTGAAAAAGAACTTAAAATTTAGAATTATGTTAGGAGCAATCGTTTCAGCAATCGGAAAATTTGTTGGTACTGCCATATTAGACTCATCAGTATTTTCTGGGGGTGATAATGGTATACCAGATAAAGATACTGCTGCATATCCATCTTTACAACAATTTACTTCTTTTTCAAAGGAAGAGGATAACCATCCTAGTTATTCAAACTTATTCTCGGTGCAGGTAGCATCACCTAGAATAATGAGGACTTACTTTAATAGTACTATATTCAATACTGAAACTGGTGATCTTAGAAATCTATTGAATTATTATGCTAATAACCTAAGTCTTCCTACTAAACAGGTAACAACAGGACAGATTCTGAATGTAGGTTCTGCGTATAAGTATGCTACTGGTTCTGCTTTTAGTCAGATAAATGTTAATTTTATGATGCCACGATCTCAATTAACAAGAACATTCTTTGAGAAATGGACAAGTATAATGGCAAACGATGCTAATCAATATACAGAGTTTTATGATGAATATGTTTCTCCTAGAATGAGAATTTATAAATGGGAAAGAGGAGGTGGAGATCTTGCTGCATATAATGATGCTACTATGGCTGCTATGAGAAATAATCCAGGTGTTGACTGGTCTGTTGCAAGACAATATAAAGTTACTGGGTGTTGGGAATTGAGAAATGTGTTCCCATATAATATTGGAACAATTCAACTAAATAATGCTGCAGCTGCTGTTACTAATTTAACAGTAGCATTTTATTATGAACGGTATAGATTCTATCCAGAGGATGCTTTTAATGATAATGGTATAACTAGTACTATTACTATACCACCTGATTCTTATTGGGATGGTGATGGTTCTCAATCAATATCAAATAATACTGTTAATATGGTTGTTAGAAACTAGACCTAAATAATTTTACTGAATTGAATTTTTATGGCATTACCTAAATTAAATGTACCTAAGTACAAACTAAAACTACCTTCTGATGGTAGAACTGTAAACTATAGACCATTTCTTGTTAAAGAAGAAAAACTACTTCTTTTGGCAACTGAAACAGGTGAGCAAGCAGATCTTATAACTGCTATCAAAGATATTATTGCAGCATGTACTGATATCAAAGATATTGAAAAATTATCTACATTTGATATTGAATTTGTTTTTCTTCAAATTCGTACCAAATCTGTTGGTGAATCTGTAGATTTATCTGTAACTTGTCCTGATGATGGTGAAACAACAGTTGCAGTTTCTATTCCTTTAAGTGAGATCAAGGTTCAAAAGACCAAAGGTCACAAAAAGGATATTAAATTAACTGAAGAAGTGATGATTAGTATGGGGTATCCTAGTTTAGATACTTTTGTGAAAATGAATTTCACTGATGAAGAAGTTAATGTTGAACAAATTTTTGAAATGGCAGCAAGTTGTGTTCAATCAATTACTGATGTTGAAGAAGTACATGATTGCACTTCTATGGATAAATCAGAAATAATGGAATTTTTTAACCAATTAAGCAGTAAGCAATTTGCATTTATTCAAGATTTCTTTGAAACTATGCCTAAATTGACTCATACTGTTAAGGTTACTAATCCTAAAACAAAGGTTGAAAATGAAGTGGTATTAGAAGGACTAGCAAGTTTTTTCGCATAGCTCTTCTTCACACTACCCTTAGATCTTATTATGAAGGTAACTTCGCATTAATGCATCATCACAAGTGGAATCTTGAATATATTGATAATTTAATGCCCTTTGAGAAAGAAATCTATTTAAATTTACTGATGGGATTCTTAAAGGAAGAAGAGCGAAGATCAAAAGAGCAGCAAGCACAGAATGGCTAAGATCACTCCATATAAATTAGCAAGAGTAGGTGCTACACAAGGTAAGGTTGCACCGTCGGTTGCTACTGCTCGTTTGACTACCATTTCTGTCAATAGATTGGGTAGTGCTATCACAGGTATGGGTGGCGTAGTTGATGATATAAGAAGAATAGAAGTATTAAAGATTAGAGATGCTAAACTTGCAGCAAAATTAGAACGCAAGAGATTACAAAGAGAGCGAGATCAAGCTGCAGAAGATAAGGTTGAACAGGATAAACTTACTAAGAAAGGTGGAATTAAATCAAATTTAAAACCTACTGGTAAGCAGAAAGGTATGTTAGACAGTCTGTTGCCTAAATGGCTTCAGTTGCTTAAACCAGTTTTTGATTTTATTGCAAAATTAATTGCAATTCCTATAATTCGGGAAATGCTAAAATGGTGGGGTGATCCCGCAAATAAGGAAAAAGTCGAAACTTTTTTCTATAAAGCAAATGTAATATTTAAAAAGTTAAAAGAGTTTGGTAATTGGTTAGTTAACGATAAACTATTGGGGGGATGGGATAAACTTACTAATGCAGAAAGTACTTTTAAAGACAGGATTGAAGGACTTAGTGATCTTTTAAAGGGGATTGGTGTAGCTGCAATTTTATTAAATCCCTTTTCAACATTTGGATATGCCCTTACAGGCATGGGATTTTTAATTAAAAACATATCTGCTTGGTTAGAAGATCCTTTTGCTTTTTTAAGACTTGATAAACCAAGTGGACGTAGTGGTGGAAATAAGAATGTAGACAAGGGTAAAAGTAAAAAGGTAAGTGATAAGCAAAGAGTAAAGAATAAGTATCAAAAATTTAAGGCTAATAAAGGAGGACTTAATTGGAGGAATAAGGTTAAGTTAAAGACCCTCAAACTTCCTGATGGTAGTAAGGTTTCGTATGATCCCAAGAAAACTAGTGCAAATTATACTTTAAAAGATGGTACTAAGATAACGGTTAAGGGTAAAACTCCTTTAATTGATGGACTAACGAAGAATAAAACTCTTTGGCAAAGTATTAAGAGTTTCGGTTCTAAAACAGGTACTTTCCTTAAGCAGAATCCTTTAAAATCTCTTAAGCAAACTGGGCAGTTTGCACTAAAGAATAAGAAAGGGATTGCTTCAGGTATTAAAGGTTTTGGAGTTGGTTATGCTATTGATTGGGCTGTTGATAATACTCTTATAAAAGGTATTGATTTAGGTTTTCATCAACTTCGTAAGAAAAATCTTGATAATGATATAGACAAGCATGGTATTGATAATGTAATTGGAGCATTAAATAAGGCGATAGATAAAGAATCCAAGTTGCCAAAGGCACCTTGGTGGAATATGGGATTCAAACAATCAGGGGTGCATTACGATGAAAAGAGAGTTGAAGAGTTTAGTAGGAGACTTGAGTATGCTAATGAACAGAAAAAGAAGATAGATGGTAATATACCATCGGTAGTTAAGGGTGTTATTAAGAAAGAGGAGGATAATACTCCGAAGAAAGGTAATTGGCTTTCTAATCTTTTTAGTAGTGGTAAGTCTGAATCAAAACAACCTGAAGTAAAAGTAGAACAAAAAGTAGAGAAAAAGAAAAAGAGTAGTTGGTGGAGTAATTTATTTGGTGGTAATAAGAAAAGTACAAATAAACAAAATTTTGTTACACCTAAACAAACATTTACAAAGAAAGAAACTTCTAAAAAGAAACCTTGGTGGAAATTATGGATGTCTGGTGGAAAACAGAAGAAACTTCCAGAATTTTTCATAGGTAAGATTTTTAGAAAAATTACTAAAACAGTTAGTAATGTCGTTAGTGGTGTAGGTAGTGCTGTTAGTGGTATTGTTAATACTGTTGGTGATGTATTATCAAATCCAATAGTAAGTACTGCATTATCATTTGTTCCAGGTGTTGGACCTATTATAGGTGCAATAAATGCAGTCCAAAGTCTTGCAAATGGAGATATACTTGGTGCAGTAATGCAGGGTTATGGTGCTTTAGGTAATTTCTCTGCTATTGGTACTACTGCTAAGTCTATGGTAAACACTCCTGACTGGATGTTGAACTTGCGTATGAGTGGGTTTGGTCAAGGACTTGCTAGTATGCATAGTGGTATAAGTGGTGCTGTTAGTGGTATTACATCTGGTTGGAATAACTTTATGGGTTCTGATATTGGTAAACTTGGTAAAAATGTGTTTACAGGT